CCAGAAGACGCCCGCCGGCGTGCCCATCATCAGCTGATCGCCAAACAATTCGAAGCAGCTGGCCAGCCAGCCGGTGAAGCGGCACCATGCGCCGTGCACGGTGTTTTGCACATACTGATAGGTGCCGGTAGTGGCCGGCACATTCACGATGAACTTGTTGCCGATGGGGTGCAGGATCAGCTGCCAGCCCTGATTCCCGGAGTAGAGCTGGACGTCGGTATTCACTAGGTTCACGATCTTGTCCGAGAGCGCGTCGTTGCGCTGCGAGCGATCGGTCAGCAGTGCCTGCGACATCGGATAGACGCCGTCGGCACTGATCACGGCCACATCGGAGCCAATGCGCGCATAGCAACGCCTTCCAACTGGTCGCCCGATCCGGAAGGAGCCCTGTAGGAACCAGCTAGAAGCATAGGACGGATCGGTGCCGGTGAATAGAAGTACCTCGCCTTCGCTGGTGATGAAGGCCGCGCGCTCATCAATCCCGCCAGCATTGTCCACGGTCCAAGTAATCATCGCCATCAGGTAGCCGCCCAGCTTCGTGTACATGCTGAAATCGAGCTGCGATGCCGCGCCGCCTATCGAGTTCAAGGGAAGGAACCAGGCGCGCATCGAGTTCTTCTCGATCAGGAACACGCGGCCCTTGAAATTGTTCAGATGGATGATGTTCGACGTGGTGATGCCGGTGATCGCGATGGGCGCGCTCACGCCAGTCACCGTCTGCCAAGTGGTTCCGTTGAACAGCTGGATGCTGTCCGCGCCATTGGCGCACATAAGGTACTGGCCGCCGCCGGCCTGCACGTTTAGGTGCTGCCACCAGTCGCTGGTCTGCCCGGAGACAGAGGGAGCTGGCAGCGCGCCGGCGGAGGTCACATCATAGATATTCCCGTTGGCGGCGGCGAACAGCTTGCGCACGCCGCTGGGCGGGGAGTAGCACATCAGCGTCTTCACATTGAAGCCGGCCTGCTGCACCCATGCCGAATAGCCATTACGCACGGCGACATTCGACGGGCTCGGGAACCAGTTGTCCAGCACTGGCGCGTCTGTTTCGGGCATCTGTGCCAGCGCATCGCGCGCATTTAGACCACCGACAGGAGCAGGAATGGACCGCTCAATGGCGATCTGCTGCCGTTGCTTGGGACGATTTGCCATTACGTGATCCCATATCCCGTATCGGGAATTTGCTGCGTGGACAGCAGGCGGATGCCCGAGGCGCTATGGTCAAGTTGCAGCGCAGGGGCCGAGGCATCGCGGCCAAGCTCGCGCGTCAGCACTGATTCGTAAAGCGCATATTCCTCGGAATAGTCCAAGCCTTTGGCGCGCTTATAACGCCACAGCATCCCGAGGATCATGGTGTCATCCGGCAGCACATAGATATCGGTGTCGGCGGTAAAGGCCGTCTTTGCTGAGCCGTCCGCACCCGTTGCGAAGGCGGTCGAATAATACTCGTACACCAGCAGGTTGCTGTCGTACGGAATCGGGTCAAGATAGAACGCGCCCAGCATGATGCGGAAGCGCCGGCGCGGCCCGGTCGGCGATAGGCCGGACTTCAGCGACTGCCATTCCTGCGGCGTCAGCGGTCCAAGTAGCGGCCAGCGGAAGCCGCGATCCCAAGGCGTGCCAGCGATCATATAATCGTAATCGCTCGGCAGCGGGTAGGACTCTTGGCCGAACGCCATGGCAACATTGCTGTTGTCCATGCTGGCGGTATTACTGACAGTGATGCTGGACCCGTTCACGGCGGTGACGTAGGTCGGATAGGAGAAGCCGGTGGCATTGGAGCCGCCTGACGTGGACAGCACCCAACCTACCTTTGGCGCCTGGGTCGGGGGCGTGCCAATGGTGATCACATTGCCGTTTTTGCTGTACGAGCAGCCGGGTATGACGCCCGTACTCTGCACCTGAAACACGTTCTCCTTGCGCAGCTGGCCCCAGCCGCCGGAACCGTTGGTGCGCGCGCGGCACTCCTTGGCTTCGCGGTTGGCCAGCGCCAGCATCTGCACAGCGGTGCTGTCCTGCGAATTGACGACGGATGCTGGCGCTGGCAAGCCCATCTCACCAAGCGCGGCCGTCATCATTTGCAGGATTGTCAGCTTGGCCATGTTATGCGCTCAGGATAGTGTAGAACTGAGTGGAGCTGACGCAGCGAACTTCAAGCGATTTGCCAGCTGCCAGGCTGAATGCCGTATTAGCACCCAGAGCGTTGATCTGGCCGCTAACAGGTGGATAGACCGACAAAGCATTAGCGCCACCATTGAAGAAGAACTGCGTGTCGCCAGGACCTGCTGCTGGGCCTTGGAAGATCACAGTACCAGTGGAAGCCGCAACGGTTGCGAAGACGTTGGTATCAGCCGTAGCAGCCAATGCAGTTGCCTGAGTGCTGCCAGTAGCAACAAGGCCGGTTGCTACATCAGCGCCAGCGATTTGCTGCGCGGCGGATGGTGGCACGCCAGCGCCGACCATTTTGGTGGTGCGATTGCTCATGATTTATTCCTCTTTCGGTTTGCGCTTGCTGGCGGAAAGCTCAGCAAATTGGCGCTTGAGGGTTTCGATTTCCGAGCGCAGATGCTCGTTCTCTTGTTGAAGCGCCATTGCAGCAACGCCTTTTTTGCTTTCCACCAACCAGATTTGCGCTTTGTCGCGCATTTCACGCGCGCCCATGAAGCTCAGAGCATGGTCAGCCATTTCTGCTAGCTGTTCGACAGTGTGAATGCCAAGGCCTTTTAAGGTGAGCGCCATCGAACGAGTCATGGGCCCCCATTCGGTCAGCGGCATGCCAGTCTGCACCTGAATAGCCTGCTGTTGGAATGCGGCCCATTGCTGCGGCCAGCGCTGCGGGTCGGATGGCTTCGTATCGCTGCCTTTCATATCGACAGGGCGATACACTTTCTTGGTATTGTCACCAGGGAAAAGAATGCTCACATGCGGGATGTCCTTGTAGACAGGATGACCAGCCTGATCGGATTCATGACCCTGAAGAATGGGTTCCATTATGAATTCGACATACAGACCTTTGTCATCGCCGTGTGTCACATGGAGCTGATTTCCGCTTTTATGCACGGTGGCGGTTGCAAATTCTGACATTTCGCTATTCCTTAAAAAAAGAACCCCGCCGAAGCGGGGCCAAAGTGGCTACTGCTGGGGAAAACTTAGGTAATCGCGCCCTGAGCGAGTGGGAACGTACCCCAGATCACGGCGACGTTAGCAGGTAGCGTGATGGTGCCGGACGTGCCGGAACCAAAGGTTGCGCCAGCTGCAGAAGCATATTGCGTACCCTGCATCTGCTTGGAGGCAACCGCGCTTGGCGTCACCGCGCCGCCAGTCGAGGAACCGCCGCTGACTGCCCAGTAAGTCTGATTGCCGATGGCGGGAGCTCCAGCGGTATAGCAGACCATCGCGCCGCCGATCTGGAACCAGGCATATTGGCCGCCAAACGGATTGCTTGGGATAGAACTGGTGGTGGTGGCTAGGGCATTGGACAGCGCCACGCCCAGGGAAAGGCCCGAGTTTGCTGCGCCGGTCCAGACCTGCGCTTGCAGGATCAAATTGCCAAACGTGTCCTTGGCATGCACGAACTGCACAACCTGGCCAGCACCGATACCAGGAACATACGTGCCGACGGTAGTAGCGCTGACGGTGGGGATGTTCGGATTGGTCGGGTTAATCACATTCGGATTGTTCGGATTCCACCGAGGATCAGTGAACGTCGCTACCGAGAAGGTCAGAGTGGTCGTCGAGGGAACGGTGGCCACGGTAAAGATGCCGTTGTAACCAATCGGCAAAGCACCAGCGATTTGGATCACCGAGCCAACCGACAAGTTGTGTGCAGAGCCGGTAGTCATAGTCGCCGTGCTGCCGGAGATAGTGATCGAGCTGATCGTTTGCGCCGTGATGGGCGCAACTTGGGCGAATGTTGCAATTCCGCCCCCGAATACCGGGTCCACCATGTCTGCAAAGACGGACGGATAAGCATAGCGACCCATCTTACCTGTAGACGTTCCTACCAGCGAGTAGGCGCCCCCGCCTGCGTTATCGACCGTGTACGGATCGACTGCGCCAAGCAGGTTATCTTGAAATGAGAAAGCCATTTTCTTGCTCCTTAAAGTTAAGGGTTTGCGACCGCTTAGGCGACCAGCACGCCCTGCAGGAAGGCATTGGACATAGTCATGTTGCCGGCGAAGCCGATTAGCTTGACCATGGCATCCTGATTGACGGCGTAACGGTCGTCGCCAATCGGCACGAAGTTACGCGCAGCAGCCGGGCGGAAGTAGATGTAATCCGTATTCAGGAAATACATCGAGTTCGTCGGCGCGCCGCCGCCATAACCACCATCCAATACGACATCGGCGTTCATATACTTCAGGGCGTTGAAGCCCGCCATGGCCGAGTCTTCTGATGTGATGCGCTGGATGGCTTGCAGGCTTTCCAGATACAGGCGGTAGTAGTTGTTGTCAGCTACGATCAGATCAGGCTGATCTGCGCCGCGAACCAGCTTCACAAACAGACGGTTCATGTAGGACTGAATATTGGCTGCTGTCACAGACGAGCCGCCGTCAGTGACGCCCGAGAATTTCTGGTTGCGCCAGAACGACCAAGCCGAGCGGTCAATGCCGCCGATGGTGCCAGTGGTAGGCGAAGACGAGATCAGCAGCTGCAGGCCACCGATTTGACGGCCGCCGTCAGCGGTGCCATCGCTGTAGCAGTCGAGAGCGATGTTGTTGACCAGGGTACGTTCAGCGTTGCCGATGCGCGATTCCAGCAGGTCGATGATCTGTTCTTCGCCCGAGTTTTGGATTTCTTCCAGGCCCGAGATCGAGATTGCTACCGCCGCCTGGGCGTAGTTGTACTCGGAAGAGGTGAACACATCGGATGGCGAAATGTTCAGCGCCTCGTAGCCCGAGTAACGCTTGAACGTGCCGTTTTCGGCGTATTCCATTTCTTGCACGATAGTACGGCCGCCGTTGACAAGCTTGACCTTGCCCTTTTTCTTAATGCGGTTCAGCAGTGCGTTGTTTTTGGACACGTTATCGGCCAGTTTCCCGGTTCGATTACGCAGCGTGGTGGTGACAATTTCAGTCATCGCGGTGGATGGGTTGATGAGAGACATGCTCTGCTCCTATGACGTAAAGTTAGAGGCGGCCACTGTGTTCGCGCAATGCGGCACGCAGTTGGTCACGCAGGGAGGCATTTGGGTCAACAGTTCCAGGCATGGCAGATCCAGCCGGTGCGCCAGTGACCGAAACACCCGCAGCGCGGGCCTTTTCTGCTTTTGCCCGGGCCTCTGCCTGCTTTTGCTGTTCAGTCTGTTGAACAGACTGCTGCATCAAAAGTGGACGGATATCGGGACGCGCCCAGCAGGCCATGTCGTAGGCTTCCTGCAAATCCTTGGCCCGCCCTGCACTCATCAGCGCGGCCATTTCAGAGCGCACATTTGAGAAGTAGGTGTTCTTCGGATCAGAGGCGAAGCGTTCGATTTCGGCTTTCAGCTGTGCTTCTGCTTGCGCCTCAGCGTTTTGGCTGCCCTGGCTAATCTGCTGCTGGAGTTGCTGAAGCTGCTGTTGCAGCTGAGCGACTTGCGGCGGAGTTTGCTGGGCACCTTGGCTAAGGCGGTTGAAAATTCCTTGCATGTTTACACCGAACTGGTTGGCCAGCTGGATGAACATTTGTTCTTTCTGTTCCGGGCCAGCGGCACGAAGCGTGTATGCGGTTTGCAGCAGACTCTGCACTGCGCTAAGAGGGTCACCACCTTCCGCCCGGATCATAGGTAGATATGGGGTCACCAGATCATTGAAAGCTTTGCCTGCCTTGCGCTGATCGTCCTGCGCGGTAAAGCCCTTATGCACCTCGGCTTCGCGACGGTTGATCTCTGCCTGAATATCGGCAGGCAACTCAGCGAACTTGGCCTTGGCTGCTGGAGACCATGCATCGGGTGCCTTGATCTGCTCAACCTGCTGCGTTGCACCGGTTTGCGGCTGCTCTTGCTGCTGTTGCTGTTGATTGACTTTTTTCTCAGGAGTCTGCTTTTCTGCTGGATTTGCCGATGAGACTTGCTCTTGCTGCTGTTCTTGGTCTGCCTTGGCGAAACGCCCTTGTTCATCCCGCTGGCGTTCGGCAACTTCCTTGCGGGCTGCATCAATCGCGCTACGCAGGTCATCGCTGGAGCTTTCGGCTTCTTGGCCGGTTTGGCTCTCGATTACTGCATCATTGGTATCCATCAGGCAAAGCCTCCAATAAAAAAGCCGCTCTACGCGGCTTGGTTGTCAATTCTTGTACTTTGGAAGTACTTCTTGCACTGCCTTTTTCAGTTCCTGGCGCACATTAAAGTCGCCTTTGACCTCGCGTTTACTGGTGTCGGGCATTTCGTTGCCGACTTCCACGTAGCCGTTTCGTTTGAGGTATTCGCGGTGGCTGCTGCGGCTGGTAATCATCGGCGCGGTGCCGGTTGCCACATCAATGCCCATTGCCTGGTATGGCGCGATATCGGCAATCACTGCTGGAGCGCAGATTTTGCGATGCATCAGCTCGCCGCAGCATTGCGGCAAGTCTTCATTCATGCGCGCCACTGAGCGGTAAATGTCTTGCTCCTCGCCGCAGGTATCACATATCAGGCGATAGATGGGCATGTTAGGCCTTGGGCAGCACTTCAAAGGTATAACCTTCGAGGATTAATAGGTCTGCTGTTGACACAAGTTGCCCATTAATTTGTGCAACCTTGTCGGTGCTGAAATCAATATTGAAGCGCCCAGGAGCACTGGCAGAAGGGCTTCCGTCATTTGAGTAGCCTGGCGCGACTTGTATATTTTGAGAGCCACGATTACGTAGTGTTTTCAAGACCCCGGTGCCCGCATTCGCAGTTGAGAACGAAATATTCGAGGCGATTTCAGTCCCTGACACGTAAAAGCCGTGATTGACAGAGCTTGTGCCGCCTGCGTTGCGCCCTACCAAGTAAGTAACACGGAGCGCCCCATTGCCGCCCATGGATCCCCCTGGGATTGGCACGGAGGCCAGCGTCACCTGTGCCGTACCACTGGTATAAGCACTCGGCGCGATCCCGGACGGAGTGATGGTCGCGGCGGCATCCAAATACAGCTGGCATGCCGTGGTGCTGCTAAAGGTAGCGTAATACAGATTCGCAGCCAGACCGGCTTGAGCGAAACAGTATACGCGCACTATACCGCTCGGCTGGTACGGCAACGCAGTAAGGCCAGTGATCGCGCCGGTCGCGGAAATGTTGGTGGCCGCCGACAGCAGAATGACCGGAACAGCCGACTGAGCCAGAATGTAGGGAGAAGTCAGCACCGGCTGAGTCGCTGGGCCAGTATCCACTATGCCTAATTCGGGCGCCACAATGCCGATCGCGGCAGCTTTGTACTTGTCTGGGACTGGTGCGAGTTCAGACATTTGAATCTCCTTCTGCCGCGCGTGCGGAGTTCATTTGGGCGGCGTCCAACGTGGCGCTTGCGCCAATCTCTGCCACCTCGATAGCGGCGGCGCCTTTTAGGTGCTGCAAGATGACCTGCATATTTCGGTCAGCCTGAGCGGCGCGTTCTTCCATCACCATGCGCAGTTGTTCGTTGCGCTGCTCCTGGGCCTGCTCAATGGCTTTGTAGTGCGCTTCCATTTTTGCCTGAGCCTGGGCCTGCTCCTGCTGGGCTTGCTGCTGTTGTTGGGCCACCCAAGCGTCAAGCTTGGCCTGGAACATTGCCAGCTGCTGCTCGCCTTGTTGGCGCTGTTGCTCAAGCTGCGATTCCTGCTGGCGCTTCTGCTGATCGGTCTGCGCTTTAATCTGCGCCACTTGCACAGAAGGATCAGGCTTCGGCGGCTGCGGCTGGTTAGCTTTTGCCACAAGCTTATCCATCGCCTCTTGAAATGCCGATTCAGTCGGCCGACCGACGCGGTAAGAGCGCAGCACGAACATGAATGTCTCTGCCATGGCCGGTGCCAACTCGGGCGCGTTCTGCATGGCCTGCTCGGCGCCTTGCAGGAGCTTTCCTACGACTTCAGCGAATTCCAGGCGGCTGGTGCGCTCCTGCTGCTCATCCTGAGCAATCGTGGAATCGGTTTCAATGTCAATGCGGAAAGAGCGATGCGCATTATCGCGTAGCAGCGCCTCAATTTGCTCCCAGCTGGGCTGCTGCAACAGTTTGAGCTTCTGCGGATCAGATGGCTGTGGAGGTTGGCCTGCCATCATCTGCGCACGCTGCGGATCGATCTGACCATTTTGCACCATCTGTTGCAACTGCTGAGAGCGCTGCTGGAATGCTTGAGCGGCCTGAATCTGCTGCTGGAGCATCATTTTGTCCTGCTCAGTCAACAGGTCGACCCCGGACATTACCTTGATCGTGTCGAGCGAAAAATGCTCACAGATAATCTCCCCCATGATCTTAATCAAATCGCGGGCAAAGTTCTGCACGGCGCGCTGCATGTCTTTCAGCCGCACACTGGCATAGTTCGACTTGATCTGCTGAGCCGTTGCGGTTTCTTCTGGGTCGCTAGCGCCGCGCAGAAGGTCATTCAGGCCAGAGATCTCCCACAGGTCTTGCTTAACCTTATCACGAGCATCGTAAAGCTTGAGCAGCACATCGGCAACTACGCTCACGTCGAGAAGCTGCACAGCGCCTTGAAGGCCGCCTTTTTCAGCAAACGCGGCCCATGCATCAACTGGGACGAGGCGGTTGTCAACGCCCTGGTTCAGCAGCTGAGCAAGCGCCGGCACGGACGAATCGTACACGCCGACGACTTTGAGTGCCTTTGTCAGCATGGCGATACGCGCTGTGACACGATCCAGCTCCCCAGCCTGATCCGACCACATGTAATAGTCGGCCACTGGGATGACGGAATTGCTTGTCGTAGTACCTTGCAACGGCAGAGGGCAAGGCCAGAAATCCTCAAGGTGAAGCGGGTCATCGCGCACATCAATTACTTCCTGCATGCCGCGATGCAGCCAGATCACACGCTTATTGCGCTTATCCCAAATCTCGTAAATCTTGGCCTTGAACTGCTTATTCTCGCCCGAAACCTCGTTCGGCGTGTCGCCCCGCATGGCTTCCTCTGGCTTCTCATCCAGCGGAATTTGATATCCTTTCTCGTCGCCAAAGCGCTTGCACAGCTCATCGCGGTCAAGGTAAGCAATGCGCCATACGGCCGGAACTTCTTGCCAGGTTCGCGCTACAATATGCCCGAAATCGGTCCAAGGGACGAAATCGGGGATTGCTTCTTCCCACGTCACCTCTTCCACTGGCGTATCGTCAGATACCTGCGATGCATCATCAGCAGGCGGTATTGCTTTGATGTATGGCATGTAGCGCACCCATGTCACACCACGCCCGGGAAGCAGCCGATCCAAGACAGCCTGGCGCATGATGTCGCCAAAACGCTTTTTCTGGATCGTATAGTTCAGGCACCGCTCAAGCACGTCAGAGGCAACCCGACCCACTGGGTCTTGGTCCTTAAAGCGGCGTTCGACTTCGGGCTTAGGGTCTTTTGCATAGAGAGCTGGCGCTAACGTCTGGATATTCGACCAAAGCACGTTATATTGAACCTGCGTACTGGTTTCCTCACGCTTTTCAGAGGTGTAGCGCTCAAGCACGCGTTTGCCCACGCGATGGAACTTCATTGCCTTGCGCTCGTAGCGCTCGATTTCAAGCACCCAGCTTGATTGCAAGCCGCGCTTATCTAGCTGGGGATTAGCGATATTGCTAGCTTCTTCGCCAGGCGACTGGGTTACTGATTCCATACTTAGCACCGGAACCATTTGTTAGCGGTGGCCGACCAGCAATATGCTGTACCAAGGGCATTCGCCGCAATCGTCGTGATAGCGCCAAGAATTGAACCTGCTGCAGAATTCAATGTGAGCGCCGTCACGATCTGGCTGCAAGCGATCACCACTCGCTGACCATCAGAAGCCGCAGGAAGGGTGATGGTCAGTGTGGCAAGGGTCCCAGCAGGGTCAATGATCACAAGCAGCTGATTTCCGTTAAAGCCGGGTATCGTCACGGTATTGCCGGTTGCAGGCTGCGCATAATATGGCGTCGTGACAGTCAAACTGCTGGACCCACTGCGGGTAGTTCCGGTCACGATCCTTCTCCCACGTAAAAGTCACCGGTAGCCGTGCCAGAGCGCGTAATAGCGCTGACCCATTTTGCGGTGTCATTGGGGATGGATACGGTGTAATCACAGCCAGGGCCAGCCCAGCACGCCGTGGTGACGCCGGTAGATGGCAACGTAGCGACTGCGGCCGCTTGCGTGTCAGCGATGGCAAAGAAGAAACCAGTGGTGCTTTCGTTCACCACGCGCAGGGTATTGCCTGCAATTGGCAGCTGCGCGGCACTCGATGCAGAGGTCGTCACACTTACCGAGACCACTTTTGCCTGAGCGGGGAATAGGTTTTCAGTCTGGGCCATCTTAGTATCCGTCGCTTTCTCGTGTTTGGTGATGTTGCGGCCAGAAAATCTCGTTTGCGGTCATGTCTTCAAGGAAGCGCGGCCGCTGATCCTTTGGGGCTGGAGGCTTGGCCATTTCCATGACCTGGCAGCCATAGCTAAATGCGTCGCTTGGGTGGCTGGCCCAATCATGGGCCGGCTCCTTGCTCATTGTCTTGGTCTTGCTGTCGTAATCGTAGTGCCAGCTGGTGAGGCCGCTGATACCATCCGCACATTCCAACTCATCAAAGCGGCAGCGCTCAATTACCCGGCGCGCAGCGTTGACCCGGTCTGCAATCTTAGTCTGCGGCACTACATGCACTCGCTGAGCTCCGAATGCCTTCAGGAAACGTTCCATCGGGCTTTCTTTCGTGGCGAATGTCTTATTCCTGGCATCGTGTGGCAACCAGATGGCGCCAAGTTCCATACTCCGCTTGGTCAGATATTCCTTTAGCTCCTCGATCCATTCATCGGCATCGAGGCCAGAGCGCCCGGTATAGCCCACCAAGCCATAGCCGTCAAGGCGCGGCTGCCAGAACCACCAGCTGGCGGTATCGCGGAAGCCAAGGTCGGAGGAAATGACGATGGGCGCACCATTCGGATCATAGACTTCACCGTCTTGGATGCGACCAGTTTGTCGTGCCCGGCTTACCCAGCGGCCCAGCACAGCGCCAAGGATCGCAGCATCGAAGCTGCACATGTATTCCTGGTCAAACATCGCTTGACCCATCTCCGGGCCGAATTCAGCGATATAGGCTAGTCGCTCAATCTCTAACTGTGTCGCATTGAATACCTCAGTGTCATGCGCCGTTAGCAGCTGAGCGAAGGCGCCGGGGGCCTTGCGGGCAGCATTGAATGTATCGTGCGCGTGATTCTTTCCGCGCGGCGTAGTGATAAAAATCTGCCACCCGTTGTTCTCGGCAATGATCGGGCGCAAATAAGCGCGGGCTGATGGATCCGCCAGCGCCCATTCGGAATATACGATGCCGGCTGGCGTCGAGCCCACAAGGCTGTTGAAGTTGTCCGAGCCGACAACCTGCCATGTCGAGCCATTCTTGAACTCGATCTGCATCTCGTGGTTGCGCGTTGCCCTGCGAATCTCCAGCGGAAATGCTTCGTCAATCCGCTTTTTGCCACTATGCGGATTAACTGCGTCCCAAATCGCCTTACGCGCCTGGCCAGCCTGCGGCAACATGTGCCAATAACCTGCCACACGTTCAAAAGCTGCGCAGGCTGTGCGGTGCAAGCTGATTTCGTCCTTGCCGCTTCTGCGATGCCAGATTAGCTCGGCATGCCTTCCGCCGTTCTCCAGATACTGCCATGCAGCCATTTGATAGCTGCGAGGCGTCCACCCATTAGGCAGAATTACCCGGGCCAAAGCGGCGAATCTCCACTGTAATGGTGCCATCATCGCCAGTGCCCTGGATTGTCATCGGGAGTACCTTCCCAACCAATGACATGAAGGCAACGGGATTCTTATCGGCTTGGTCAACCAGATAATCCATGCCGCCCTTCTTGTCGAGCGCGCCGAGAATCATTTCCTTCAGCGCCATCGTCGTCTTGTTCGGAACCCCCTTGGGGCGGCCTGGTCCAGCACCCATTGCAGCAGCACCAGTGGGTTTTCGTTTGGTTTTTTTTACCGTTTCCATTTTTTATTTGCTTCCCTTTCGGGTGGAGCATCCAAAAAAATACCCCGCAGGGCGCGGGGCTAAATTTCAAACAGGAGGAGAATTCTTGCAGACGCCGCTGGCTCCCATAGCGGGAACCGGCCACGCTGACTAGCGGAAATAAATTGTTACCGGCAATTTTAGGCAGCAGATTTACCGTTGTCAACGAGACTTTTTATTTTTCCGTGTGCGAACGCCAATTTTTCCTCAAAGACAGTTGTTGGTCTAGCTGCGTAACCCATCTTACGGCAAATGAAGTCGTTGTGCTGCTGCCTGATATATTTCCACCATAGCAACAATCGCCATTCAGTCTCAAGAAAGCGCATCATCTTCTCGATGAGGACAGCATCGTCATTGTCGGTGGTGTCGCGCACTGTATGGCCTGACCAAACGTTCCCCAGCGCAGCGCGGCGCATGCTTTCACAAACTGCACCGGTCATGGAGGCTGCTGGGCGTGGGCCTGAAGCGGTGGCCCAGCGCGCCCAGTTCTCCAGGCGCATTTCTATGGTTTTCGAAGTTGTCATTATTTTGATTTATTCCCGAAAGGAATGTGAAATTGGACCTTATGAAAGTCAACTTTTGGCTTTCCATCAGGGCCGCGCACGAAGGTCTTTTCTTCGAATACGACGGTTGATCGCGTCGTCGCACCAGTAATCCGGGTGGCCAGGGTTGGCCTGGTTGGCGAACGGATCAGGGTGCAGTTCGCGCCAGCGCTCATCGGCGCGGCGGCAGTAGGCGGCGAACATGCCCACGGCGAGGCACAGGACGACACCCAGAATGAGCAAGCACATGATATGGCGCAGACCCTCGTCGGTCAGCAGGTATTCAGTGAAGTCCATGATTTTCCCCTTAGCCAATGGATGGGATGGCGGCGCGCTGGGCCTGCAGGCGCGCGTACAGCGTTTCGCGGTATGGGTCGATACGCAGCGGCGTAAAGACAGGCGCGCGGTCGGCGGCACGCTGCATTCCGGCCAACTGGGCTTCCGTGGGGATCATGTAGGCAGTGCGGCCGATGTAGTCGCCCTTGTGGATCAGGCCACGCGCTTGCAGGCTTTCCAGGATAGGGGTCAGTGCGGCAGTCTCGCAGCGCAGCGAGAGTGCCATGTGGCATGGCCGGGAGTTGACGCCTTTGCGACGGGCCAGGTAGTGCATGACCTGCTCTTCTGTTGGGATTTCCTTCGGTGCTTCAGCTTTGGACGGCTTTTTCATCTTCTTCTCCTTGTGGTGGGACTGCAATTTCTTCCTGGCGCGCCTGTGAGCAGGCAAAGCGCAGAGTGTCTTCCAGCCGGTACAGCCACTTTTGCAGCGATTCGTGATCGCCGCGCAGCAGGTGAATGGACTGGTTCAGGCGGATTTCCTTGGCGGCGGCTGCTTCAAGCTTGTCCCAGTCGCGCTCGCCGCCGCGCGCCCGGATGGTCTGCGTGATCTTCACCAGCCAGCCTAGGCGCTGCAGCTCGTTGGTGATTTCGTGCGCGCGGCCCGGCTTGCAGCCAAAGTGCAGGAAGCAGTAATACTTTGCGCCGTGGTCCCATCCAGCTGTGCTGTTGGACATGGTGCCAAAACAAGGGCATCCATTTGCCTCGCAGAATCTGTTGTGGGTATTCTGGTCGGTCATTATTCGATATCCCAGAATGGCAGCAATGGCACCATGATGTTTTGCAAGCGCATCATCAATGACCAATAACGGCGGCTATGACCCTCATAAGAATCTTCCCAAGCTGCCTCGCGCAAAATTCTGGCCGCTCGATGGAGGTCATTATTCTTTCTTTCTCCTTCGCTTTGCAGGCGCTCCCAAGCATCACAGCGCGCCGCATATGCATCTCCGGTATACATCATTCAGCCTCTGGAGGTGGAAGGGTTTTAGGACGGAAGGCGACCAGAGCTTCCAGCGCGCCGGGCGGCGGGTTGCTGTGGCCCAGCTGCGGCGCGGCGGCGGGCGCCCAGGTCGAATTGAGCAGCCCCAGGCGAATGCCTTCCTCGCGTACCTCGTTCTGCTGCTCCAGCGTGCCGCCGGGGGATACCCAGTGGCGCGGCGGCCGGTTCGCCAGCTTTTCCTGGGCCACCAGACGGTCGTAGGCAGCGCGGAATGCCATGCGTGCAGCGTTCATATCCGGGCGCGGCTGGTCAATGAACTGCGCAGCAGCTGCCAACGCGGACGCAGTGACTTGGTTCAGGATGCCCGGTTCAGTTTCAAGCTTTGGAACCTGCGCCCATGCTTCGTCGGCGCTGATCCACTGCACTGGCTCGCGCTTCTCGATCTGCTCGCGGATATCGTTCGGGACCGGAGTGAACGTGCCTTCGCGGCAGTGCGCCGCCAGCGCGCCGCTGACTTGCTCCAGCGAGTAGTGTTTCACAGCGTTGAAAAACAGCGCCTTGCTGCCAGCGCTTATCACGCGCGCCGCCGGGGTCTTGCCCAGAAGGTCATAGGCAGCGTCCAGCAGCTCGCTGAAAGCCTTGAAGTCTTCATTTTGCATTAATGGTCCTCGCTTCGTCGTCGTCGGTGGTGATGCCGAGAAGGCGCATTGCATCCTCGGTGTTCTGCTGGCGCTGGGCGTCCAGGTCATGCACTTGCGCGCGTGGCGGCATGTTGCCGCGCCCAGAAGTCGCCGCGCTTTCCTTGCGCACCCAACTGCGCCAAGTTGCGGACCAATCTGCTTTCCGGCCAGCAGAGCCAGCCTTGGCGATCCAGTAATCGTAGAAATTCGTAGCCACCAGAGAAGGCCGTAGGTCTGGACGCTCGGTTTTGCAATACTCGATATCAGCCTCAGACGGCCTCCAGTCGGCAGGCAACCGGGTTCCGGTTGCAGAAGCCTTTGACTTTGCCTTTTGTGGTTCTTGGTTCTTGGTTTCTGGTTCCTGGTTATTGGTTATTGGTTTATGGTTAGTTGAAGTGCCGTTATACGGCTGTTCAACGGATGTACCAACGACCGTTGAATTCCCGTTGAGTGCCTGTTGCTTTCTCGCTGCCCTTGCCGCTGCCGAAGCCCTTCCAGCGATAGCTCTCTGGCTATTGGATTTTCGGTAGGCATCAAGTTCATCTTCGCACCTTGCGTGAAACCAGCCGGTAGGTGTTGACACAAAAAACTCGTCCAGGATGGCCAGAACAGCAGACTTTTCTTCTTCAGAACGGGCAACAATTTTGCGGCAGAGCGTCGCGATATCGGCTGTCAAAGGCTGTTCGGTGTCGTAGTAGACGAACATCAGGTCAAGGTAGACGCTGCGCTCGATACGTGTCAGATGCCGCGTGGCCCGGTCAAAATCCCCGATGTGATGGGAATAGTAGTTCATCAAAGCACTTTCTGGAGAGGCTGGGTAGTAAATCCAGCAAGACGTAACCCCGGACGAGAGAACAGGCTTGCGCCTTTGTCGCTCCAGAAAATGCTCTGTGTGATTTGCATGATTTGCGCTCTAGTCTATGGGTGCCGGATTACTAGCCCAGCAGTGAAATTCTTATCCTACGGCAGAGTTTCGTCAAGGACTTTCTTGCGTTTTTACATTGTTTTGGTGAAAAAGTGCAGCCATCCAGCCGCAACCCTTCGCGTCCAGCTTCTCGCGGCGGTACGCGCGGCGTGCCGATGCGTTCTTGATGTCGCGGTGGCGGCCAGGGTGCTTCTTTTCAAAGCGAGCCAGCATTTCGGCCTGCGTGAACGTGCGCGGCTCTGGCTTGTCGTTGCCTGGACCTGCGTGGTAGACCATCTGCTTTGCTCCCTGGCTGCGCCGCCAGCCGCCGATGTGGATTTCACCGGCAATGTGCATCTGCTTGAGCCAGTAGCGCGTGCTGCCGCCGCTGGCTCCGGACTTCTTCGCCACCTGCTTGATGGTGCCAGGCAGGGCATCAAAGACGGCTTGGCGGACGGATGGGCGGCCTATCTTGGACATGACTGCAACTCCTTCAGCTTTTGCTTGTAAAGCGCCTTGATACGCTGGCAATCCTCGACGGTGTACTTGACCGGCGCACGATCCTGCTCAAGCCATT